TTGCGATCGTCGTAGTTAGATTTAGAAATAGCGGTAGCCATCGTAACGCGATTCTTCTCCATAGCCGATTGAGCCAGCAGAGTAGCCGCATCCGGTTCCTTCGGCGTCTCCGCGATTTTCTTGATGGTCGCCTCGTCAATATCGCGGTAGTAACGTGCCACATTCTTGACGTTCGCGATGGCCAATATATCCGTAAGGGTATTTCGGAACTCCTGGACGCCGCAAAGCGGGTTCTCGACACCGAATTGGGTCATGATGGCGGTCTGAGTCGCCTTCACTTCCTGCAGAACCATTAGCCGGGTCATATCCGAACCCTTCCCGAGGGTCGGATTGACGCTTACGCGCATCGTGGGGTCATATGTGGAAGGATTGACATTCGCCCACTTGCCCCGGAGTTGTACCATGCGCTGTTGGTTGGGGTGTTTAACTATCTCCCGGAGCATCCCCTTATATAGCTGCTTCATCCCGGTTTCCGCCAGGATGCGAGCACATAGTTCGATGCGCTCTTGCGCCCCCTGAACGATCGCATCGATTCCGGTGATATTCGTGGATTGCAAGGCGCGAGGGTCGACACCCTTCGATGCGTCCGAAATGCCCGTCCTGGATTGTCGGAGTTGCTCCATGATCTGGAACATACCGAAAACTGGCTGACCGACAAATTGATGCGTAAGCGACATAACCGCCGCTGCCGGATCGCCCGTGGTGCGAATTGGAGCGCCAATTTCGTCGTTCAGAACGTCGTCGGTATTGGTAATGGTCTGGTTGAACGCCACACGAGGCCAAATGGCCTGCGCAAGCGAATCCAACGACCCTCGGAGCATATTCGTCTTGATGGTCTGGATGTCTTTTACAAGGTCAGCAGGAGTGTCGCCAATAAGAGTATGAGGCTCAGGATCAGGACACCACACAGCGAAATTAGCGTATTCAACAACCTCGTCATGAATGACGTGGTGCTGATCCCCGATCGTTTTGATTTCACGTAGCTCTGCAATTCCATCTCCATCTTTGTCGACACGGATGAAGTAGCACCCATAACGAACATCCCAAGCATCGGTGATATCGCCTTGGTCCAACCCGCTATTTCTAAACAACCTATCAACTGAGTAATTATCCGGGGTTGACCCTAGATACTCCGCCAATTCCTCCAAGGAATACCCCATTTCGACTAACTCGGATATATTAACGACTTGATCGTGGCCGATCAGCGGCGCACAATCAACATCGGTGGCCTTCCGGGATATCCGGAACTCGTCCAGAGGCACCGACATAATCTTCAAAATAGGCTTAGACTTAGTAAAGCGAACGCGAAGGCTATGAAAAGTACCAGGAAAATCATGAGATGGCTCGGCATGCAACACCTTGAGGCTCGGATTCTCGCTGACGAGCATTTGAACTTGCTCTTGGCTCACATTGGAAAATTCTGACTCCGTGACCTCCTCCGAATTATCCGTCCACCACCTTACGACGCCCGTCTTGCATCGCAAAGCATCCTTGATGATATCGTGGAGTATCAGGAAACCCTGATTGTCCTCCCAGAATACATAGTTGAGATAGTCTGTGCATTGCTTGGCCATATCTTCCTGGCCTTGATGGTTCGGCTTGCAATTCACAGTATTTTCGGAGGACGTGAAAATACGTATTAGGGATGGCAAAATAGCCATCACGGTATCCCGGAAATCGGTCGACACCGCCGTGGACTTACCTTCGCCTTCCGGCTCGGGATACTCGCCGTAGAAATAATGCAGGTTCTCATCGCGATTAGGCCCGAGGACGCTTTCCTCGAATGACTTGGAATCGTCGATCATCGCTCTAATAGTCGCTTGATATAATGTCTCTTGGTCATCCTCATCTTTGTCAGCATCGACGCCTCCCAAAGCGCCCACATCGCCCTGGTTGAACAGTCTCTCGAGAATTTTTGGCTCCAAAGCACTATTATCGCCGCCCACAGATACTTTCGGAATGTTCATCGAATCCTCCTTGGCGGACCATTATTCATCCGCTTCAAGTTCCGGCGCAGCGCGCCTTCGCCTATCCCAATCACGTTGGACCCCGCCACCATCGGTCGGATCATGTTCATCGCCACGCAACCAACCCGCATCGCGTCAGAAGCGTGCGACGCCCAATTGTGGAGGGGCTTCCCGGTGCCGGATTTGTGGTAGTTCCGCAGCGCCATAACCCCTGGTTCGCAGCGTACCGCGTCGAACCACATCGTTCTTAACGCGGCGCGCGTCGCAGAAATTCCATCTTCCACAGTATGGTTCGGGCAGACGAATATGTTGGGTAGCATCGCGTCCAAGACATCCTTACGTGCGACTCCGGTACCCAACTCCCTTTGCTTAATGTCGTGCGGTAGAACGTGGCACCCATAAGCGTACGGCTTGGATTTAATCTGGGCCACATAATGATCCAGCCCTTTGCCCGTGTTTTGATAAAAATCGATAACGTGAATTTCTCTGCCGCATTGTTGCAGGAACCAGACCACCATTTCATCGTCGATACCCAAATCCCAAGCGGTCCATACCAATGCGTTAGGGTCGTACGGAACTCCGGTAATGTGTCCGTCGAGTTGAATGTCGTTAAGGACTTCACCGTAGTAACTCCCTTCGATTGGCGCGTCGAACGAGCACATCATTTCGCGGGCGAACTCGTCCGCCGTCATGTCCTTCCGCATCTCCGTGACTTCCGCCTCGGGCAACGCGTCGGTCTGGTCCACCGGTATGCTGAATATATCCCATTGCTCAGTTTCTTTTTCAGCCCGCTTCTTTAACTCGTGGAAATGATCGTCTCCGTTAGAGGTTCCCGAAATGACGGCCCATCCTTGGTAGTCAGCCAAGCAGGGACGAATGACGGACCCAAGCATGGAGGGATTGAGGAGGGGGTATTCGTCAGCGACCACTCCATCAAAGTATAGTCCGCGCATTCGTTCATAAGCTGCGCTGCCTCCGTAGAGGTTGACCATTGCCCCATTGGGCAGGATAATCTGGAGATCACCTTCCACCACCTTTACTCTGGGCAAGACGCCCGTGTAATACTTGAAGTACCCCCAAACTAGGTCCTTAGCCTGGGCGAAGGTAGGGCCGATATAGCCATACCTTGGCGGGGGAAAGGGTCGGGTGTTCTCGAGGCCCCTCTTGATGATTTCGTTGCACAGCGCGACAGTTTTCCCCGCGCGCCTGTGGGCAACAACGAACTTCCAGCGCTTTTTCGATGCGTGCAGCGGCTTGAAGTGCTCCCGAGGCACATACGGAATAGTGATAGTCGGGGTCTCTTCTTTTAGCGCTGCCTCTAAGCCCATACGATATAACCTATGACTACACCAACTAGGATACCAATTCCGATTCCCGCAATAACCCCGAATGCAAACTCCACGTCCTTTTCCAACATTACGCTACTTCCACGTCGTCCTTTTCTTCGTCACCCAATACATCAGCTATCTTTGCGCAGATGGTGTCAAAATGTTCTTCATACACATTTACATCGGCTTGACTATCCACAAAACACACTTCTATGAGGATAGCGGGTTCCTTGGTGCCGTTGAGGAAGGCCAAATCGTCTCGCTTCTTCGCGCCGCGATTAATGAAGCCGACTGAGGCGATCGCCGCCGCCACCTTCCCGGCAAGGTCTTTTTGGGACTTGTATAGAACTTCCGTCCCCATCGGCTTTTCGGTTTTCTGAAAAGCGTTAAAATGCACGCTGACGTCCAAATCGCGATCGTAGCTGTTGTGTTTCTTAACGATTGTGTCCAGGTTTTGGCTCTGTGTAGTGGAAGTATCGTCATGGAAAGTGTGCACCTTTATACCGCGATCGCGCAGTTCTACAGCCAACTGATCAACTATCAGCCGCGCTTCTTCCACTTCGTTAATAATTCCCACCGCGCCTTGAACTTTCTTGGCGTGCCCAGATGATATTACAATTATGTCGTACATCTGTCACCTACGAGTGAAGCGACGCTCCAAACAACTTCCACCCGATCAGAAGTAGAAGGATGAACAACAGGAGATTTCCGCCGACGATATAGTGGTTTGGCCAGCTATTCCACAGCCCAAATACCAGCCAAAGCAACATCAGAATCCAGAATGCGAGACCAAGCGTCATGGTAGCCTCCTACGTTCGTGGAGTTCCGTCAGCATTCCTCGTGATGGCTATGTTCGCCCACATGGCTACCTCGCGCAACTTGCGCAGAAGGTAAGTCTTGTCCGGCCCATCCGGGATGGCTGCATTCAGCGCCTGGCCAATCACGGAGAATCTTTGACGCACATCGGCCATCACTTTCATCTGCTCGTCGGTGGGCTTCAGATACTCGAACACGTCGGCACTAAGCGGCGCTTGTTTCTGATTCATTTACTACCTCCCCTTCGATGGTGTTGGATTGCTTCTCTTGGAATTGAGTTCCGTCAGCCCATTGGACAATAATCGTTCCACCTGCTGTATTCTTAACGTTAACAGCGCCAGAGCTTCCCGATCCCCAGCCTCTATGCTTTCCGATATTACCAAGGACAAACCGCGACATAGTATCTCGGCGCGAAGGATCAAGCCCGTCTGTAAGTGCGTCAAGGACATTTGACTCCGCTATGTCTACGAGACGATCAGCCGCTTCTTGCATTTCCGCGGACAAATACGGTGACTTCTTGACGAAATTTCTTAACCGAATGCTGGTGACCTTGAGCAATTTCGCCGCTTCGGTAATATTTCCGGCGGCCATCCAAATGGCGGTTCTACATTCCTCCACGTCCAATGGCAGTTCCACTGGCCGCTCAGAATACGGCATGGTGGGAAGCGCCACCAGATCGCTAGGTATGTTATCCTCGTCACGCATATTCTACCTATAGGATCACCCCGACACCCACGGGGAGGCCGCAGATGTCGGGGTTAGTAATAAGCCGATGCCAACGTTTCAGCCTACTACGTCGTGACGGGCTGGTTGATAACGCCGCCGCCCGCCGGAACTTTGTAGCCCTTGCCCTTCTCGCGGTCCTCTTTCGGGACCGGGTTCCGAGCGATCATTCCTTCGTCCCA